CTTCGTTCTCAGAATTAATCCAAGGTATATGTGCGAACTTCATACCATCATAGTCAACCACTTCTGGCTTCTCAATGATTCTAACCTCTGACATATAATGCCCTAGCAATTCTTTGAGAGCGTTTAAGTTATTGGTGTTTTTATAATAAACATCGTGATTACCTGGAATAATATCCATGTGTATGCCACGAATACGCAACTCATCAAGAAATATTCGACGATTGTGCGACAGTGCTTTAAAATTAATTGAAGTACGGTTTTCATAGTAATCACCTAGATGTACGATCTTCTTAATACCATGCTCTTCTAGGTACGGAAAGAAAACATCACGATAGAATTTCTCTTGATAGTCCATGAAAATTTCAGAACTGTTTCTTACACCGCAGTGCGTATCATTTAAGATTGCGATTTGCATATTATTAATCCGTTAAGAATTCAGAAAGATCAGAGTCAGCATGACGGGTTCTTTTCTTTTTAACTTTTTTACTGTAGTCTTTAATATCTTTGTCCTTATCCTTTACAAAATCAATACGCTCTCTGAGTTCGTCAACGAACGCTTGGGTCTGTCTAGACGCCTGATTGTTATTAATCTCTTCTGCAACCATGAGTTCTAAGCCGCTTTCAGACAAATATTTTAACTTTATGTCTTGTTGCTTCTTCTCCTTCTCAATGCGGCGTAGGAACGCATACCAAGCGATCTGAGTGAAGTACGCGAAGGCATTGGGCTTTCCTGTACGTGTGGCTTTATCAATGTTGTAGTTCTCAATAGCTTTTAGACAATTCTCTACAGCATCCATCACCATTTCTTCACGATAAGTGTAACGAACAAAGTTGGCTTTGTGTGACAAGCCTTCAGAGATCTTTAAAAAACACCTTGCGATGTAGTCTGTAATCATAGGCTTAGGAGAATCAGTTTCTTTGGCTTCTCTGGCTATAGTAACGTATTCTACTACGGCTTGAGAGAAATCAGCATTGTTAACGTAGTGTGGTTTTTCTTTAGGTTTCATGATATACTTCTCGCTTGTGAACGTTCATTATACAATAAAAAATTAATTAATGCAACCACTTGACAAGATTGAATATATGTGGTATACTAGAGCATCGCTCGCAGAGAACAGTAGTATAGTAATTTAGTGAACGATGTCGTTGATAGGAAACTTAATAATATTGGATGTTTCTTTCTTAATTGTATCATCTGGATTAGATTTGTTTTCAAGTATTTCTTGAAGAGCATCTGCTATTTGTTTTAATCCATTAATCTTTTCTTGTTTATAAGCATTAATTCTTTCTTCAGACACAATAATAGAATCTCTGACAGCAAGATTATATTGATCAATAAGATACTCAGTAGGTCGATTCATAGTCATGACATGATCACAATTCATAACTATATAGTCTTCTTGTTTATCAAGAAAATGAATCCATGGTCGAAATGCATATGATCTATCACCATCTTCAAATTCATAATTAATTATAGTCATAGCATTTCTTATAATCATTTGATTTGAATCATCTTCTGGCCATTCTACAACTTCACATACTATTTCACTGCCATTAGTTAATTTAATTTGTGCTAAATCAATTTTAATCATAAAGAAACCTCCGACACTTTGTGTTTAAATAGTTCTCTATTATATATCTTAACTCTTTCCGCACTGTGAAGCAAGGTAAAATTTGGTTTACCTGCTCTTAAGTCATCTGCAATGTCATAGAGTTTTGTTGTTCTGCCATCATCTGACAATCGTAGACCTCTACCAATGGACTGTAACACCCTGATTTGCGATTTGCTGGGAGATGCGAAAACAATATTGTGAATGTTTTTAATATTGATACCAGTAGAAAAGGTACCAAGACTAGCAATAACAATTGAATCAGTCTGAGTCTCAACGATGTTCCGAATCGCTTCACGATCATTGGTCTTTGTTTCTCCTGACACATAGAACAGTTTTCTTCCTTCATCTATCTTATCCTCTACTAAATCTCTAAGTACTTTTCCATGTTTATCTACCAGATTGAATAGAACAAGTGTGTTTCCAGTAAGACTAAGAGCAAGATTGCTAATGAACCTATTACGCCCGGCGTGCGAAACAATAAAGTCAATCTCTTCTTGATAGGTCGCACCAATCAACTTCTCCCTGTTCTCTTTGCTATGTTTCAACAATATAATATCAATGTCTAAACTAGCCAGCTGTTTCTTTTCTTGGAGTACAGCCGTAGTAGTCACACGATGCACAGGACCAAACAACCCTTCAAGAACAAGCTTATGTACTTGTGTGCCATCTAACGTACCTGTTGTACCAAATCTATACTCAGCGTTATAGGCTTTGTTCATGATGGATGATAACGACTTTGATTTAAATCCATGAACTTCATCACCAAATATGCATCCAAACTCTTTGAACCACACAGGGTGAAGTTTATAGATTGACTGCCATGTTGTTATGATAACACGTTTATCTGTCTCTTTGTCTTTACCACTGTAGATCTTATGGCAGTTTTCTTCTACATTAAAACCATAGGCTTCAAAGTCAGCCCACATCTGTTCTACCAAAGATGTAGTTGGAACAATTAATAATATTTTCTTATCGTGGTTCTCCATGTACCATCTCATCAACATATAAATGATGAGTGATTTGCCAGAACCTGTGGGTGATATTAGAATAGATCTTTTGAATTTGATCGCATGACACATCGCATCATACTGGTAGTCACGAGGTGCAAATGGTAACCCGAGTGTGCCTACCCAACTCAGTGTCTTCATGTGATTAAGTTTGTTTATCTCATACGGCACGCCGAATGGTCCGTCTTCTACTTTAATGCCGTAGCCACGTTCCATGCAAAACTTTTTGATTGCCCAGTATAGTCCAACGTTGATCTCACCATTGGTCCGATTCAGCATTCGGATCTTACCGTCCCACCGCCTAGCTTTCACGGCAGGCATGAACTTAGCACCAGGCACCTCAAAAGTAAAGTAGTCACTTAACTCTTGAACTACTGAGTTTTCAGCATCGACCAATTGGAGCATCGCATGGTCTTTCATCTTTAAAGATATTTGTTGCAATTAGAATCCTGCTTCAAACTGTTTATAACGAATCATGTTACCAATGGTCTGATGCCTCCAATTGAGGTTGGTAACTATTTCTCTTAGTGTATCTATAAGTGTCTTAAGATACTCGATTTTAGCTTCACTTGTCACCAACTCGGGGTCGGCTTCAATGTAGTGTTCCATTTCTCCTTTCAATATTTTCAATCCATTGAATGGATCAGGATCCCATCCTAATTCTACAATTTCATCCTGTGACATCTTCCCTTGATACCATAACCATTTTAGCTTCATCAATTCTTTCTGTTTGAATTCGGCATCTTTCAGTCTGAGTTTTGTCCGAGAATGTAACGCAAGATACTTCGCATGGAGTTCAGGTGTTACTCGGGAAGATTCGTCTAAGGTGTTTGGATCAATGCGACAGTCTTTCTGCCACTCTTCTAGCACTTGTTCTAAATTCATTATGTAATTCCATCAGTTGTCTTACCATTATATCATAAAAATTCAAAGTAATCAAATCTAAATGTCATTGGACATGTTATAAAAGTATCTTCATTGGTTGACGCAAACGATACATCTCCGAGTGTAATCGGAAAGGCATTTACGTATTGAAATTCACGATTTGCATTGTTAGAATTAGTGAGTACTTGTATTCTAATATCACAATAGTCTGATAACGTCTGATCTCCATTGCCGTATAAAACACCACTGTTCAGTTTGTGTTTTGTCTCCACCATTCTTTCCATCCAATTATATATCTCTCCGTAAACGTTCATGTTTTCGTCAAGTAATACATCAATGGTGACAGCTCCAAATTCAATGGCATCACCGATAAAGGGCACAGAACCCATTCGTTTATAACCAATTTCAGTGGCGTTAATTTCCATGCTGGGGTGTGTCACAGACTGTGACATGAACGACAGGTAAGGAAGTTTTTCCTTCGATACGATGACTTTAAACCCAGTAGGTTGCAAGAAGTTTGTTTGACAGTAATCTTTCATACAGTTATTTATAC